TTCTCCCTTTTATGATTGACCAGATAAGAAGGCACAACCTGGTAAAAGTAACAGATGTCAATATGTGCCGTTTCTTCCTTACCCTGCCACAGGCTATAGATTTACTTTTCTTCGCTATGGAAAACGGTAAAGGAGGTGAGGTATTCGTTAAAGACATTGAGGCCTTTTATATAACAAATCTCGCGACTATTTTAAAGGATACATTCGGAGACAAAGATACCGGTATTCAGTTTATCGGTGTGCGCGAAGGAGAAAAGGTTGATGAGGCGCTTATTGCAGAACATGAAGGATTACGAACTTATTTTGAAAATGGATACTATGTTATTTACCCACAAATCAAAACCGACAGGGAATATGACAAGAAAGGTAAAGTTTTAGGAATGGGCCTATGGGTAAAAGACAGAATAAGCACTGCCCAAAGGCTGAAGGAGTTATTAATAGAGGGGGAATTGATATGAATTTTGTTTGTCCTTACAAAGAGATTGAGTGCCCTTATATGGATACTCTGGATATGTCAAAGACGAAAGAATGCGGCGAGTGTGAACACTCCAAAAGAGAGAAGCCGTATCCCGACCCTAATAACGAAAAGGAGATGCAGGAATGGAACACTTTTATGATGGGGCTATGAAAGAAAAGAAATACGCTTTTATCGCTTCGATACCCGAAAGGGAAAAGATGCTTGAAAAGACAGTTGCATCACTAAGAAACCAGGTTGATGAACTGAGGGTCTCTCTTAATGAATATCACCACATCCCAAAGTTCCTGCATGAAAAAGAAGTAGTGCTATTGGATAATTCTAAAGGCGATGCCGCGAAGTTTTATTTTGCGGATAGGTTCAAAGGATATATTTTCACCTGTGATGATGATCTGATTTACCCTCCGAACTATTGTGATTACCTTATCCAAGCTGTTAATAAGTATAAATGTATCTGCACACTTCATGGAAGGAAATACCCGCGCCCGGTTATAGGATTTCAGCACGTTCTTTTGGGCTATCCCTGTTTGGGTAGTATGCCATACGATATTCAGGTAGATGTAGGTGGTGACGGGGTAATGTGCTATCATACGGATTTTTTCAATATAACCTATGACGAGTTCACAAAGAAAAATATGAGTCAGCTTTTTGTTGCGCGCAAAGCTTATGAACTTGGAGTTAAGATTATGGGAATACGGCATGAGTATAACTATCTAACCTACCAGAATCCGGAATGGACTATCTGGGATGATTCAATGAAAAATGACTTTAAAGAGCAAACGGAATTTTTGAAAGGATTTTTGAAATGATAAACGTGTTGCCAATAAATGACATAAAAGAACATAAAGAAGATTCAAGTTGTGACTGTCAACCGAAAGTAATATTTGAGAGCGGGGAAATGATAATAATCCATAATTCATATGACGGCAGAGAAAAACGAGAAATGTTAATTAAGGCAGTAAGAACAGAGTTTAAATACAATTAAAATGATACTTGAAATTTCCATTATAGTTATCCTTTTACTGAACATAGTGACAAATATACTTGTATTAAAAAGGATGAACAAGAAAATAACAGCAGATAACACAAAAGATTAAACAATGGCAGCACCCAAAGGAGAAAAAGAACTTGTCAGATTATTCGATGCAATAATAGTTGATATTTCTGAAAACGGAGTGTCGTTAAAACACGCCCTGAAAAAAAGAATGTCAACAGCTACCTTTTATGAGTTATTAAAAGATGACAATAAGTTAAAAATGTACGCGCGCGCTACTGAGGATAGAGCTGATAAAATCGCCGATGAAATACTAATGATTGCTGACAATACCGAGGGCGATAAGATAACACTTCCTGACGGGAGAGAAGTAACGAATCATGATGTAGTAAACAGGGACAGATTGAGAGTGGACGCAAGGAAATGGTTACTTGCGAAACTTAACCCTAAAAAATATGGCGACAAGGTAGATGTTACTTCCGGCAACCAGCCTATTACAAATGTAAATGTGACTTACATTGACAAAATCATTACAGATACAGGGGAGTAAGGTTCTCCGGGACATTACTAATTCAAAGAAGAAGATTATTGTTCTTGAGGGGGGCGCGAGGTCAACAAAGACATGGAGCCTGTTCCAGTGGATTATCATTAATTGCTTTAAGCAGAGTAGTGAGCTTTATATGATAGGCCGTCTTAAAATGACATGGGTGAAACTTACTCTACTGAGAGACTTCGCACAGATAGTTGAAAAATACAAACTACCCGTCACTCCGGAGGTTAATATAAACAGGGCCGAGCAGGTTTATTATCTTAACGGCAATACTATCATGTTTGTCGGGATGGATGAACCACTAAAACTGCATGGAGTGTCACCGGATTATGTCTGGATAAACGAGGCTATTGAGGCAAGCTATAAGGACTATCAACAATTAGCTATAAGGGTAAAGAAAAGAATTTTTTTAGACTACAACCCTGCAGCAGAAACGCATTGGATTTATGATAATATCATTTCTGACCAGGATTGCGATTACTTTCATTCCACTATGCGGGACAACCCCTGGCTTGAGAAGACGATAATAAATGAACTTAACAAGCTTGAGCAGACAGATCCCGTCGCATACAAGATTTACAACCTCGGTCTACGGGCGCAACAAAAGGGCTTAATATTCAAGAACTGGACAACTGTACCAAGAATACCGGACGGGGCAAGAACTATTGCTTACGGGCTTGATTTCGGCTATGTGAACGATCCTTCCGTCTTGATTCATTTAGCATCTTACGAGGGAGAGTTGTATTGGGATGAGCTTTTCTACGAAAGAGGGTTAGTTAACATTCCAATAAGAAATAAACAGGGATTTATTGAGAGGAACATATCGGATAAGTTAGTCGAGGTTGGACTGCAGGGTCGGGGTTTAAGGGCTGACGAGATAATAGCTGATTCGGCTGAGATAAAATCCATTCAGGAGTTATATGCTGTGGGGTGGAACGTAAAGCCAGCACACAAGCCACCTGTTAAGATAGGATTAGACATTTTATTGAGGTATAAACATAACATCACTGAACGAAGTATTAACTTAATAAAGGAGTTTCGTAATTACAAATGGGCCGTTGACAAAGACGGTGAGCCGTTACGTCCGGAGAAGCCTATCGATGACTTTAATCATGGGATTGACGCAGGGCGGTATGTAGCTGTTTACAAGTTAATGCAAAGGTATCAGGGTGTACAAAGGATAAATTGATGAAGACATTAGGTGTGTCAATGATCGTGAAAAACGAGGCCGGGATCATTGAGAGTTGTTTGGAAAGTATAAAAGGTGTTGATGAGATTGTAATTGTAGACACCGGATCGGAGGATGATACTGTCGATATTTGCAGGAAGCACACAGATAAGGTTTATACCGATTATAAATGGAATGACGACTTTGCAGAAGCGAGAAACGTATCTTTAGAGAGATGCACGGCTGATTACGTTTTAATCATTGACGCCGACGAAGTGAATACTGTTTCTATTGACGGGATAAGACAGGCGCTTAAGTTTATGACGAAAGATGTGGAGGGTCATGTCATAAAGTATATGGGAATGCTTTTTAATGTTCAGACCTCAAACGAGACAGTTCAGTCGATAAGGCTAATAAGGAGAGATCCGGCAATAAGATGGGAGAGCGCTGTCCATAATATGCTTACTCTTAACGGCAGTAATGATGAACTACGGGCAAGGTGTTATAAATCGAATTTTCTTATTTCTGCAGGTTATTCCCCGGCTCATTTCACCGACCCCGACAGGAGCTTGAGGATACTTAAGAAACAGTTAGAACTCCATCCTGACAATACTCGTTATATGTACTACATCGCAAGGGAGTATATTAATAGGCTGATGCACCCGGAGAACAAAGCCAATCCGAAAATCTTTAACGAGATTCTTGATGACATAATTTACTGGTTAGAGAAATACGACGAGATAAGATTTAATAACGACGTATGGTTAAACGAGACCTCAGACGCCGAATACTGTTTAGCTATGGCATACATAGAAAAATACAATACGACCCATGACCCTGAGTACTGGAGGAAATCACTGTGGTGTGCTTTAAAGAGTTTCTTAGTCCTTCCTTCTAATCAGAATACAGCAGATTTCATATCAGGACTTATGCTGTCAGTCCCGCCTTTAGGTATTTCCCACGTCTGGACCGCTAAGTGGTGGCAGAAGATAGCGGATCACTGTGATAACTTCCAGGTAGCTCAGATACGACCGAGAACACGATTAGATATTGACGAGTTGATAAAAAATACTAAATTAGCAGAAAAAAGAGCATGAAAAAACTAATCCTTTTATTTCTGTTTATCTCGCAAGCATCCTTCGGGCAGTATAAGGCCAGCAATGGAGTTACTTACAGCGTAGGTGATACTTTAACCATCGGAAGAGGAACGGCTAATAACGGTAGTTTTCTTTACATACAGATGAGCGGAGTTGTCTCTGCAGGGGCGGAGAGAGACGAGCTTAACATGGACAGACAGTATTCCGGGCTTAAAGCGGTTGTGCGTAAGGTCATTCAGAAGAAGATTGCCGGACAGTTAAAAGCCTTTCTTAGTATCAAGATGGGGCCGTTGATCTATAACGTAGACATTGAACAGGCGTTAGATACCGGGGAGATCAAACAGTAATCTCTTAAAGCATCCAATCGGGTGCTTTTTTTATATCATAACTTGTTAATATTTATTTCTTATTTAGAAAGATTCTAAGTAATATATTCTTCGTACCTTTGTATTCAGTGAGATAATGTGAAGTCGTGATTCGAGGGGACTATAAATCAATATTTTATTTATTCATTTAACACACTAATAGTATGGCCATTACTGTTTGTCAGTGCCCTATTTCAACAACTCTTGCTTCCATTGTGACGGACATCAATGATTGCAAGGTAGAGATAGGCCAGATACAAAAAATGATTTTTTGGAGGCATGGGAATTATCTTACAGCAGAAGCGTCAGCGACATCTTCGGCTGTATGGTCCGTTAAACTGACTGCTGCCGACGACACAAAGGCTGTTGTTTCACCATTTGTAAGCATTGCTATCCCTGCTTCAGAGATACGTGAGGTTGGTTCTGGTAATGAAGTGCGTGACGGGATTCCGATAACACTCGGAACACAGAACGTAAAAGCTGAGGGACATATCTGGCAGTGCGATTCTGATACCATCCGTGCCCTTAAGCTCTTAGGATGTGAAGACCTGGACGTTATGTTCATCAACGAAAACAATCAGTTGGTATATGACAACCAGAACGACAGGGTAAACGGCTTTCGCATAACTTCTTTGTTCGTATCTGATAAGGCTGCCGGCAGTTATGCCGACGGGACAAAGAATATGTTCAGCTTCTATCTTGCCGGTGGTTGGAGTGATTACCTCACAATATCTACAGCAACTACATTCTTGCTTGACCTGGTGAACTCGTGATATTAGTCTCAGGAGATATACGGATGGAGGTCTCGCAGGAGAGAGGCGAGGCCATATTGCGGATTCAGAAGAAAATGCGGGTAAATGATTGGAGGGTAGATGATTCCGATAGAACAGATACAGGAGCTGATAGAAAAAAGGCCACATCAAAAAGAAATAAACAGGGCAAGGATACATCAGAACAGGCTTCGGTTTCACACGGAGACGGAGATTCTTAAATCAGAACTTTCAGAAAATCCTTACTATAACGACTTCCTTAACTGGATATGTTCTGAAAAGCCCGAATTACTCCCGAAAGATAAGGTCGAGAGGTTTAAGCAGCTTCTTACCTGTCCTTTGTCTACCATACAGCTCACGGAGTCTGTCTTCACTGCATTAAGCAGGGTGTTTGACGGGCAGGATTCCTTCTGCAGATATGACTTCGACAAAGACGATAACCTGACTGATTGGGACGAATACCGCAGTGATACTTTCTGGAAAGAAGATGGTTTTGAAGCCTTAAAGAATGCCATTGATTCGGTGTGGGTTGTTGACCTTCCCTCGGAACAGAAAGGGGATAAGCCTGAGCCGAAGGATCTTCTTATCAATATTGAATCAGTTATCGACCTTTCCTGTAATAAGAGCGGGGAATGTCAATATGTGATCTTTACCATAGGTGATAACTTATTGGTTTATGACGATTATTCTATCCGGAAGTTTGCTTACAAAGGGGGCAAGATAGGCGACCTCGTTACGGAGTTTATTCACGAGTTAGATTATTGTCCGGCAAGGATGTTCTGGACAGACCTATTAAAAAAGGATAACGTCATCAATCATAAAGCACCTCTTACTGAAGTCCTGTCTGAGCTTGATTGGCTCCTGTCCCATAAGACTTTTAAGAAGTACATGGATATAGCCAACTCTTATCCCATACTCGTTAAGTATCAGTCGGGAGGTGATATTGTAGATCTTACCCGTGAGGACAATAAGGGACGCAGTGAAGGGGAGAACAAGACCGCAGGAGGTAAGTTTGTCGGGCCTGGATCAATAATGGAGGTTCCTGTTCCTATGGAGGGGCAGCCGGATTTGATGAATAACCCGGTAAGTTATATAACTCCTCCCGTAGAGGCTTTAAAGTTTCA